CCATCAAATGTTGATATTTTTTAATTTGATAACCCACAATATCTTTTGTTTTTTTGGTCGTATAAGTATCTCTTAAATAGTGAATTAATTGATCCACTAAATATATTATAGAAAAACAAACCAATATAGTTAATAATATGGAATACATATATAAGAAAATAAGAATTCTATTTTCTTATATGAACTTATCGCATTTAATGTTTCTTGCGTCTTGTTCTTCTTTGTTTCTTTTTTTTGTGTTTGGTTCCACCAGTAGGTTGAGACTCAGACTCTGATCTTTCTAATTTTATGGGAGAAATATTTGATCCAAAATCCGGATTTTCATTGTCAGTCGCACTGTTTTCCGGACTGCTATTTAAATCAATTGTGGATAATGAATCATTACTATTAGCTTGCGATCCTTCGAATGAATCGTTTTCTTCGCCTTGTGGTAAATCGTCTCCACTTACATTTAATGAACCTGGTTCTCCAAAAGATGAATTTGGTGATGGTTCTCCAAAAGATGAATTTGGTGATGGTTCTCCGAAAGATGAATTTGGCGATGGTTCTCCGAAAGATGAATTTGATGATGGTTCGGGATTCATAGAACCGTCTTTTAATGATTCATTTTCTTTTTCTAGATGAGCAATTAATTTTTGTTGTAAATCATGATTTTCCTGTTTCAATGTTTCAATTTCCTGCTTCAATGTTGCAGTATCATTTGTTTCGCCATTATCAAATGGTTCAGAATTATCACCGTCATCGGATTGATCAACTGTTTCATCACTAGGTTTTGTAACTGTTTCAATCCCTTCATTCAATACACTTTTTGCAGAATCGCCAATAAGAGAACCGACTTGGGATACTGATTCTGCCAAACCACTTGCGTTTTCGTTTGAATCAACATCCATTGCAGAATCATCTGTTTTTTCGGAATCAACATCCATTGCAGAATTGTCATTTTGAGTGCTATCAATATCCATTGCAGAATCATCTGTTTTTTCGGAATCAACACCAACAACAACCATTGCAGAATCATCTGTTTGTCCGGAATCAACACCTTGAACATCCATGGGAGAACCGGTTTCAGGATCTTGACCGCCAGTAAAAATACCCTTGACGTCGGCCCATAGTCCTCCTCCTTTCATTTCACCGCCATGATGTTTGGGCAATTTGTATAATTTTTTTTGTGAAACACGTTTTCCTTTCTTTGGTTTATAAATGGTTTTTCTCTTGGACATTGGCATTTTAAATTATATATAATATGAAAATAAATTAATAAATATTCTAAACATATTTAAATACATCTCCTAAATACAAGTAATGGTTTTAATATTGCTTGTAGAAAAATCAGGAACGATCAAGGAGGTGAATGTGAAACAATTTGATGAATTATATTTAAGTAAAAAGGCGGGACTAAAATCTAGCACGGGGTTTGCACAAATAAATGGTTGGAATGTAAATAATTTTCATGTGTTTTTATATGGTAAAACAGAGGGAAGAGCAGGACAAGAAAACAAATATGATTTCCCGCCTCCGTCGGATAATACATTGTTTTTCGGAGGATGTTTATTGATTGCTAAAAATGCAAAAAATGAACATATTGATTTGAATGAAAAGTCGTGGAAAATTATTTATGAGAAATTATTTGGTGGATTTGAAGATTTAGGTAAAGAAGATAGTGATGAAGACGATGAGGATGAAGACGATGATTTATCACAAACCAAAGAAGGATATGCAAAAGATGGATTTATTGTAGATGATAATGAGGATGAAGAGGAAGATGAAGATGAAGAGATTGAACTCGAACAAGAGGATGAAGAGGAAGATGAAGATGAAGATGAAGATGAAGATGAACGTCCAGTACCAAAAAAAAGGGTACAACCGAAACGTAGTGCAAAAAAAGCGCCTATTCAACAAAATGTGTTTTTGACTATGCAAAAAGAGGAGGAATATATGAACTGTGAGAGTGAGTTGAGTGAAGAAGAATATGTTTAATTACAAAATTGATTTAAACTAATAAGTGTATTATTCATTATAAAAGGTATAATGAATAAAATAACAAATTCTACAACATTTCGTGATAATATCCGATCCAAAATAAATCCGGTATTGGGTTTAGAGATTTCTGATGCAACGAATTTAGAGATAGGAATATTTAATTATGCAGTTAAAGAGGCAACGCAAAGAAAAATTGTCAAAAAATGGGAAAACCCTCATTTTGTATCAATTTACATTGATCGTCTTCGTTCTATTTACATGAATTTAAAAAACGATAATATAAAAACTCTTATTCGGAATGGTGAAATTGAACCAAAACAATTGGCGTTTATGACACATCAAGAATTTAAACCAGATAAGTGGCAAGAATTAATCGAAAAAAAAATGAAACGCGATGCTTCAAAATACAATACTAATATTCAAGCTTCTACAAATATGTACACCTGTCGAAAATGCAAATCGACACGTTGTACTCATTATGAAATGCAAACACGTAGTGCAGATGAACCATCGACCATATTTGTAACATGTTTAGATTGCGGAAAACATTGGCGTTCGTAAAAAAAATATACGTATATTATATAAAATGGGTTGCTTAGATTGCAAAAGTTGTTCTCAAAAACCAAAAACTCACGATAAATGGCGTTATACACTATACACCACTGTCATTTTTCTTATTGTAGTAAGTCCATACACTTATCAACTAACAAATAAGTTGTTTAGCAAATTGTTAGGTCCGGTCGCTTCTGCTACTGGTTGTCCTACTACCGTTGGAATTATATTACATGCAGTTGTATTTACTTTATTATTGCGTTTATTAATGGATTTCGATATTTAAATTATTTATATTTTCAAAAATATAAATAAATTTCATATGAACTATTGTGATCTTTGTAAAAATAGGTTTTCTGTTGATTATTTAAAACGAGATATAATTAATGTAAATAATTTATTATGTTTAGATTGTTATAATATACGTGAATGTAATATATGTAAAAGAGATTATCCAATCAATCATTTGTTTGAATATGACTATGTAAGTGATTTAATATGTAAAAATTGTTATAAATTTGATATATATTATTGTTTTCGATGCAATAAGACATATCATAGTAAAAATATGGTTTTACAAGGGAATAATACAATATTATGTGATAGATGTAATCATTATTTATATATAGAGAAAGAAATGCAACTAATCGAAAAGTATAAAATTGAAAAGAATTAGACGAAACAAAAGACGCAAAACAAATTTAATTACTATAATGGTATTATATACCAACAACGACGCGCGGTTTTTATCCATAGCGATAGAAGAAGCTAACAAATCTATTTTGCGTGCAAAATTGGGATGCGTAGCGGTCGTTTCAGGTAAAGTAGTTGCAAGAGGATATAATAATTATCAAACTCATTCTAAAGATGGACTAATCAAAAGAGTATGTTCTTGCCATGCGGAAATAGCAGTATTGCGAAAATGCTTACGGTGGAATATAAACGGAAAAATCAATTTATACATTATGCGAGTTAAATGTGACGGAGAAGTTGCATGTTCGGCACCGTGTATGCAATGTACAGAAGTAATGCGAGATTTTAATATAAAAAATATTACTTATATTGCTGAAAACGGCAATACAATTAAGACTAAATTTAGAGAGTATAGTACCACATACAAATCTAGTGGTGAAATCGCAATATTACGTAATCGTGTGAAATGTATTTAAAAATTTTCCGATGGATTGGATGTCAAATGATATCCGGACGATTTATCTGATATTCATTACAAGATGTTATATTATGAACCCATATATAGATATAAACATAATAAGTATTATAATGACTGCGACAAACAGCACCAGTACCGATAAAAACAATATTAGGTGGGATTTAATACCGGGAAATAAATGGCACAAAAAGGTCGAAACCGAATACAGTGATTATAATAAACTTATTATTCCTCGTGCTGCAGCAGTAACATATCTAATATATAGTGGAATATCTCATAATGGAACCGACGATTTGTATTATAAAGAGTCGATGTGTGACTCATATGCGAATGCGTTTCAGGTTCATCAACGTCCGTATAAAACCGGTGATATTCATAAGAAATGGATAAGGAAGCTACCTTATTTTTGGTATTTGGGGCTAGTTGCGCTGCCGGTCGATATTTATGTACATACAGCACAATTCTTCCTTGGTGAATGTGGTGAAGATCTCATTGAAGGAGGAGGATTTTTTATCCCATATATGTGTTCTCATTGGACGCTTCTGAGTGTATCGTTGGTAGCCCCATATGTGTGTAACCAATTACCTGAATATACATGGAACCCTTATTTTCGTCTATTGAGATACAATTTGATTGTACATGAATATATTTATCGCATGACTTTGCGAAAAATGTCGTTATCATATCGATTATATGAGTTTGGATTGTTTGTCCTGTTTTCTTATATGATTTATAATTATGCGACACATTAATCGTTAATAATTGCGAAGTGCATAGATTATCCGAAAAAGATCCGAGTAATTTACATTGGGATACACACGATGTTGATTATGTAGTCGAATCAACTGGAATGTACCACATACAAGTCTAGTTGTTAAATCGCAATATTACGCAATTGTGTGAAATGTATTTAAAAATTTTCCGATGGATTGGATGTCAAATGATATCCGGACGATTTATCTGATAATTTGCATTGTAATTCGTCATAGTTTAATATTATTTTGTAAAATCCCATGGGAAATAAAAAGTGCCAAATAACATGTCCATATTGAGTATTTTTTGTACAATGTATTTCAGAAATGATCCAAGACAGTCCTCCCACGAATGATATAAATAAATACCGTTTATAGTGTTTGTTATGTTCCAATGCGACTTTTCTGATTAAATAAATCGATGGAATTAAATAAATACCAAACAAATTCGGGAAATATTGATCGTATTTGATAATGGTATTGACAGTTAAAAATAAATACATATACAACATATTGAAAAACTGGAAGGATCTCTTGTTTTTTTTATTGCGATAAGCCAATCCAATTAATCCATTTAATCCATAATAATTTGCCAATATCATGGATATTTCATCTGCTTGTTTTCCAGTCCAATCTAAATAATAATGATAGTGGAAACTAGCAAAACCATTAAATACAAGAGCATAAGCAATATTTACATACGGTTGTTGTTTTGGAAATCCAAGTACAAATGGAAAAACACTAATAGCCAATGATGTATAAGCATTGGCTAATTCAGGAGGTTTGTTATTTTGTAATCGCGATTCGCAAAAATTATGTTCGAATTTTGTAATTTCTGTAGTATTTACATTTGCATAACTGAATGCAAATAATGCCACACATAAAATTGTTTGGTAAATCATTTATATATGGTTATACATTTTTGTTTAAATAGTTATAAATATATATTTC